GCGCCGGTAGGAACAACGCTTGCGCTACTGGAAAGACAGCTAAAAACGATGAGCGCGGTACAGGCTAGGGTGCATTCCAGCCTGAAAATGGAGTTTAAACTCCTAAAACAGATCATTCGGGACAACATGCCGCCGGATTATTCCTATATTCCGGTAGGTGGAGACCGCGCAGCCAAGCAAGAAGACTACGACAGGGTAGAGATCATCCCTGTTTCTGATCCTAATGCTGCCACCATGGCACAAAGGATCATGCAGTATCAGGCGGCGCTTCAGTTAGCCCAAGGCGCACCCCAAATTTATGATCTTCCTAACCTTCATAGGCAGATGTTGGAGGTTTTGGGCATTAAAAACGCCGATAAATTGGTTCCTTTGGCCGAAGACCAAAAGCCCAAAGACCCAGTTTCAGAAAATATGGCGTTTTTGACCGGAAAACCGACCAAAGCGTTCATTTATCAAGACCATAAAGCGCATATTGCTACCCATATGGCCCTGCTACAAGACCCCTCTATCATGCAAATGATTGGGCAGAGTCCTATGGCGGCGCAAATGCAAGGCGCAATCATGGCTCATGTGGCAGAACATATGGCATTTGCCTACAGAAATAACATAGAAGAGCAGTTAGGTGTCCCCATGACACCCCCTGAAGCTGAATTGGACGAACAAACCGAAGTCCAACTCTCAAGATTGATTGCCCAAGCCGCCCAACAACTTCTTCAGGTCAATCAACAGCAGGCTCAACAGCAACAAGCCCAGCAAGTCGCCCAAAATCCTGTGTTGCAAATGCAACAGGCAGAACTCCAGCTTCGTGCTCAAGAACTCCAGAGGAAAGAAGCGGATAGCCAGAGGGATTTCCAAATTGCTCAACAGAAACTTCAGTTAGAGCAAGAAAGACTGGCAATTGAGGCTCAAAAGGAAGCGGCTAGGTTAACTCAACAAGACCGACAGGTTAACCAAAAATTGAAAACAGATATGTTGAAACACATGACCAAGCAAGTCCGGAGGTAATCCATGACTGCATTGGATGTGGTGATGAAGGACATAGAAGAGCGGAGAAAATCCATCGTCAACGCTCTTTGTGATGGGGCTGCGAATGACTACGCCTCATACCAGAATATGTGCGGGGAGATCCGGGGTCTATCCCTAGCACATTCTTTCCTAACCGACCTCGTGCGAAAGATGGAGTCCGATGATGAGTGAGCTTCTTATCTCCGATACCTTGGGGAATCTCTCCAAGCTACCGGAAGCGCAGGAAGAAAAGGCTAAACAGCTACCTGAGCCTGCGACGTATCACCTCTTGTGTGTTCTGCCTGAAATTGACGAAAACTTTGATAACGGGATCGTCAAAGCCAATCAGACCATGCATTTTGAGGAGGTCATGTCGCCCGTGTTGTTTGTGGTCAAAATGGGTCCAGATGCCTATGCAGACAAAACCCGGTTCCCTTCCGGGCCGTCTTGTAAGGTTGGGGACTTTATTTTGGTTCGTCCAAACAGCGGCACCCGGGTAAAGATCCATGGCAGAGAATTCAGGATCATTAACGATGATTCTGTTGAGGCTGTAGTGGAAGATCCGCGTGGCATTTCTAGGGCATAAGGGGAATAAACATGGCAGACAACGAAGAATTTAAGTTTCCGGATGAAACGGAACAGAAAAAGGAAGACACCAAAGAGCTTCAATTTGAAGTAGAAGGTGATTCCGAAATTGAAGTGGTAGATGACACCCCCGAGGAGGACAGAGACCGTCCCCCTATGAAGGAACCTCCTGCGGAAGTAACGGAAGAAGAGTTGGCTCAGTATTCCTCTGAGAAGCTTAAAAACCGTATCCAGCATTTTTCCAAGGGTTACCACGAAGAAAGGCGAGCTAAAGAAGCCGCCATTCGCGAGCGGGAAGAGGCGGTGGCATTAGCCCAAAAGCTGATAGAGGAGAACAAAAAACTCCAAAGCAGCCACGGGCAAACCCAGCAAGTCTTGATTGAGCAGGCCAAGGTAGTGGTCGCCAATGAGATAGAAACCGCCAAAAAGAAGTTCAAGGAGGCTTATGAATCGGGAGATTCAGAGGCCATGACCGAGGCTCAGGAATTGCTGACCGCCGCCAAAATCAAAGCGGAAAGGGTAAACAATTTTAAGCCCGCCCCTTTACAGGCGAAAGAAACTGAGGTAAAACCTGAACCTGAACAATTGAAACGAGAGCAGAAGCTCGATCCCAAAGTCGCTGCGTGGTATGACGCCAATCCGTGGTTTGGGAAAGCTGATGACCTGTCTCAGGAAATGACTGCTGTCGCTTTGACTGTTCACAAAAAACTTGTGGAGAGTGGTTTTAACACGAACAGCGATGAATACTTCGACCGGATCAATACTCGGATACGGCAGGTTTTTCCCGATGCTTTCCCCTCGGAAAAACCAATTAAGAAGTCAGCGCCCGTGGTAGCCCCTGCAACCCGAAGCACCGCGCCAAAGAAAATCGTGCTTACGAAATCCCAAGTTAACATTGCCAAGCGTCTTGGTCTTACGAATGAACAATACGCCAGAGCAATTGCGGACCAAATGAGGAATCAAAATGGCTGAACGTACCCCCCGTGAGTTGGATACCCGTGAAAAGTTCGAGCGTCCGAAGCAGTGGATGCCTCCTGAGCTTCTCCCCACTCCTAACCCCGAGGCGGGTTATGCCTTTCGTTGGATTCGTGTCAGTACGCTTGGCACGGCAGACCCAATGAATATTTCCTCAAAACTCCGCGAAGGTTGGGAGCCTGTCAAGGCATCAGCCCATCCCGAGATTCAACTGATGGACACTGGGAACAAGCCCCGGTTTCCAGACAGCATTGAAGTCGGCGGTTTGATTCTTTGTAAAACACCCGTAGAGTTTGTTGACCAACGCAACTCCCATTATCAGCGTCAAACAGATGGGCAGATGCAGTCGGTTGACAATAATTTCATGCGCGAAAACGATGCCCGGATGCCACTTTTCCGTGAAAGACGGACTGAAGTGAAGTTTGGGCGAGGTCAATAATCTTAGGAGTCCGACATGGCTTACCCCACTGTTGACGCCGCATACGGTTTTAAAGCCATTAATGAGCTAAATGGCCTGCCGTATGCTGGTGCTACGCGACAGATTCCAATTGCTCGGAGCTATGCCACTAACCTGTTTTATGGTGATCTGGTACAGCTTGAGACGAACGGCACTGTCATCAAAACTAGTTATTCCGCAGCCTCCAGTCCTAGCACCGTAATTGCTGGTGCTATTGGTGTGTTTGTGGGATGTTCTTACACCAACCCCTCCACGGGTCAAAAGCTGTTTGCTCAGTATTATCCTGCGAGCACGGCAGCTAATGACATCGTGGCGTATGTCGTAGACGATCCGTCTGCCCTGTTCCGAGTTGCAGTTGTTGGACAAGGTACGTCGGTAAGTAACACGGTTTCTGCCATTGGTTATATGAACCAAGCGTTTGTTGGCACGAACGTGTATGCCGTTACGGGTGTCGCCGGTAGCACCACCACCGGAAACTCGAAAATGGCAGTTTCGGGCGGCTTCCCGACTAACGGCACGGGTTCGGCGCGGGTGGCAAGCACCTCGCTTCCCTTCCGTGTAGTTGCGGTTGTTCCTGAGACCGCATACACCGTGAACGGTACTGGGTCTTCGTCCAGCACCACCATCACGCTGGATGCTGCCGTGACTGGCCTTCAAGCCGGTATGCAGGTTGTTTGCCCGGAAGCCACCGCTGGTGGTACTCCCGGTGCTTATAACTATGTTACTAACGTCAACGGCACCACCGTAACTGTGGCTGCTACTCTGACCGCTGCTGCAAGCTCTAACTTTAGCTTTATTGGCTATCCGGAAGTGCTTGTGAAGTGGAATCAGGGCTGGCACAGCTATCAGTTCGCTACGGCGCTTGCCTAAAGGGGAACTTAAATGGCTATTTCACGCGCACAACTACTGAAAGAACTCCTCCCGGGGCTTAACGCGCTGTTCGGTCTGGAGTATTCGCGCTACGGCGAAGAGCATAAAGAGATCTACGAAACCGAAACTTCGGAACGTAGCTTTGAAGAAGAAACCAAGCTGGCCGGTTTCTCCGCTGCTCCCGTCAAGCCGGAAGGTCAGGCAATTGCGTATGACAACGCCCAAGAGGCTTGGACTGCGCGATATAACCACGAAACCATTGCGATGGGTTTCTCAATCACCGAAGAGGCGATTGAAGATAACCTGTATGACAGCCTCTCGGCGCGTTATACCAAAGCACTGGCTCGGGCTATGGCCTACACCAAACAGGTTAAGGCTGCGGCAATCCTGAACAATGGCTTCAACAGCGCCGTAGTTTACGGTGATGGTGTCAGCCTGTTCTCGACTTCGCATCCCTTGATCTCCGGTGGCACCAACAGCAACCGCCCTGCGACCGCTGCTGACCTGAATGAAACCTCCCTTGAGGCGGCTGTTATTCAGATCGCTGGCTGGACCGATGAGCGTGGTCTGCTGATTGCGGCTAAACCCCGCAAGCTGATTGTTCCCCCGGCACTGATGTTCGTTGCCACCCGCCTGCTTGAAACCGAGCTTCGTGTTTCGACTGCGGACAACGATATCAACGCCATCAAGAACAATGGCTCGATTCCGGAAGGCTACACGGTCAACCACTTCTTGACTGATACGAACGCTTGGTTCCTCACGACCGACGTTCCTAACGGTCTGAAGCATTTTGTCCGTATGCCGCTCCAGAATTCCATGGACGGTGATTTTGATACAGGCAACGTGCGTTACAAAGCCCGCGAGAGGTATTCGTTTGGGGTGTCGGATCCGTTAGGAATTTACGGGTCGCCCGGGGCCAGCTAATTAAATCAAGCACTTAGCGTGTTTGGAAGCCCCCGAAAGGGGGCTTTTTTATTGCCTGTTGCGTGTAGCTTGTACCCATGGTACATTTCGATGGCCTTGTAACGGAGAGCGCCATGACACAGGTAATCTACAAGATCATCAATCTGGTTAATGACAAGTTTTACGTTGGAAGCACCACGAATAAAAAAGTCAGGTTTCGTGAACATCGTAAAAAATTGCGCGGTAACCGCCATCATTGCAAGCATTTGCAAGCTGCGTGGAACAAGTATGGGGAAGAGAAGTTTTCTTTTGTGGTGGTAGAAGAGGTTCCTGATGGAAACAGCTTGGCTGATGCAGAAGATAAGTGGCTGCACGAACATTATGGCAAGCCCTATTGTTATAACTCTGGTGCAACGGCTATAGCGCCGTGGAGAGGGAAGTATGGGGAAAGCCATTTTAATTTTGGTCGGACCATGCGGGCCGAGCAAAAAGAACGTATTTCTGAAAAATTAAAAGCCTTTTACGCAGAAAACTATTTCAACCACCCCCGGGTTGGGAAAACCCACACAGAGGAAACAAAGCAGCGCATTAGAGAGGCGAAACTGGCTAATCCAACCCGCGCTTGGCTAAACAAAAGCCGGTCAGAAGAAGACAAAAAGAAGATTGGAGACGCGCAGCGTGGCAAACCAAAACAGGAGGGCAGGAAGCTATCTGAAGAAGGCAGAGCTAAGGTGCGAGCCAACATTGAGGCTGGGCGTAGCCACAAGCATTGGCTAGGTAGGAAGCATACGGACGAGGCTAAACGTAAGATGCGTAAGCAGGTAAGAGCCTATAGCCCGATTGGCAAGCTCGTTGAATACGATAGCCTGACTTCTGTGTTAACGGCTTTGGATTTAAAAATGCCGTCTTTAAATCGTGCCTTGAAGTCTGGGAAACCCATCTCTAAAGGTATAAGGAAAGGGTGGCGCTTTGAATATGTTGACACCTCCGTCACAAA